ACTACAAAACCGTGAACCGCTCGGTTCGCCAGATGGCCAGCGCTTTCCGGCTGGCCATTCACAAAAGCGCCCACGGCTTTGTGCAGGTCGCCGAGCCGGTGGACTTTGCCATCGTGCTGCTGGGCAAGACGCTGGAGATCGGCGTGCACCACTGCGGCGTTTGGTACGGCGGCAAGGTGCTGCACGCCATGACCGGCATCACCATGCACGAGGAATTGAGCGTGATCCGAGACAAGTTCGCGCTGGTTGAATTCTGGGCCAAGCCATGACGCGCATTCGCCTCTACGCGCACCCACTGGCGCCCGTTGAGCCGCAGGTTTTTGAGGTGGCCAGCTTGGCCGAGTGGCTGCTGGCGCACTATGGCGCGGTGCCCACGGTGAAAGTGCAGATCTTCATCGGCGAGCCCAGCGCCGCCACTGAGATCACCGGCGATGTACGCGCTATTTTGGCCAGCGATTGCGAGGAGTATGTGATCCTGCAAAGCCCGGGCGGCTTTGACCCGTTCACCTGGGCCCTCATTGCTCTGGCCGTCACGGTCGCTACCGTCCTGCTGATCCCCAAGCCGGTGCTGCCCGGCAACATCAACCGCACCCAGCAGAGCCCGAACAACGCCCTGGGAAACCGGGAAAACCAGGTGCGCCTGCTGGAGCGCGTGGAAGACATCTACGGCACCGTCAAGAGCATCCCGTCTTTGATGATGCCGACCTACAACAAGTACATCGGGCACCGCAAATACGAATACGGTTACTACTGCGTGGGGCGCGGCTACTACGCGCTGGCCGAGCTGCGCGACGGCGACACGCTCATCAGCGGCATCACCGGTGCCAGCGCGGCGGTCTATGACCCGTTCACCAGCCCAAACAGCGGCCATGCCCCGGTGCTGCAGATCGGCGATGCCATCATCGACGACGTGCTGACCGTGCGCCGCGCGATAGAAGTGGACGGCATCACGCTCAAGGCACTCAACCAGGTGCAGCTGCCCGACGACGGCACCAGCCAGTACAGCTACGCGCCGGGCGGCGTGATCACCCAGACGCTCAAGCGGCCCAATTTCAACGCGGTGTGCACCGTGGGCGACCAGATCACGGTGGCGATGTCCGACTACGTGGTCGAGCTGACCCCGGCCGTGCCACCCGACGAATTCGGCATGGGCGGTTCTGCTGCGACCTACGCCACCTACAACTACTCGGGCACCTACACCATCGCCAGCGTGGACGACGGCACGGTGACCGTGAGCGGCACGAGCTGGCCGGTGCTGATTCCCACCACCGAGGGCACCGAAGACCCGATTGATGGAGGGGGCGCGTAATGGCCGTCACACAGCGTTACTCGACGATCCAGGTCGTCGGCGCAAGCGAGCGCACCGACTGGATCACGCTGCCCGACCAGGACCGCACCGAGGTCTGGATCAACGTCGTCGCACCGAATGGCATGTTCAAAGACAACGGCGGCAAGAGCGTTGCGGCCGTGAATTATGAAATCCAGATCGAGCGCTTGAGTGTCGCCATGGTGCCCACCGGCACGGTGGAGACCGTTACCGGCGTGCTGTCGGGCGCGGTCAGCGAAGAGCGCGCTGAGACTTTGGAGCACGCAACCGCCTGGACCGGCCCGGCCCGGGTGCGCATGCGCCGCACCACGCCTTACGACTACGCCTGGAATGGCACGGTGCAGGACGAAATCAAGTGGAACGACTTGTACAGCGTCAGCCCGGTGAGCAAAACAGATTTCGGCAACAAGACCACGATCCACACCATCACCCAGGCCACGGCCAGGGCCACGGCGGTGAAGAGCCGCCAGCTGAACTGCCTAGCGTCGCGCCGGTTGCCGACGTTCAACGGCACCACTTTCTCGGGCGCGTTCGACGCCACCGGGCGGCATGTGAGCGGCACCATCGAACCGACCAGCAAGCTTGTGGACATCATCGCCGCCGTATCCGTGGATCCGGTCATTGGCGGGCGCGTGCTTGCCGACGAGGTGGACATGGCGCAGATCTGGAGCGTGCAGCAGCAGCTGGACGCCTGGAACCCGGCCTGCGGCCAGTTCAACTTCACGCTGGACTCGGACAACATCAGTTTCGAGGAGACGCTGGTGCGCATTGCCGACGCCGGTTTCTGCATCGCCTACCGGCAAAACGGCAAAGTGCGCCTGGCGCTCGACCAGGCCCAGACCGCCAGCACCGCGCTGTTTACGCACCGCAACAAGAAGCCCGGCGCCGAGGCCATCACCCGCAGCTTTGCCAACGACGCGGACTACGACGGCGTGAAGTTCGTCTACACCGACCCCGACAGCGACACCAGCGAGACCATCACACTGCCGCTGGACGGCAGCTACACCAAGCTCAAGCCGTTTGAAATTGCGGGCATACGCAACTATGAGCAGGCCTGGCTACGCGCCAGCCGCGAATACCGCAAGCTGCTCGGCCAGCGCATCACCATCGAGACCACCACCACGCTCGACGCCCGATCGCTGCTGCCCAACGCCCGCATCGACGTGGTGGACAACACGCGGTTCAAGAGCTACGACGGCGAGGTGGTGGGCCAGTCGGGCCTTGAGCTGACGCTCAGCCAGGCCGTGGCCTTTGCCGCTGGCCTGCCGCACTCCATCGTGCTGATGCGCCGCGACGGATCGCTGCAGAGCATCCCCGTCACCGCCGGCAGCGCGCCGAACAAAGTGGTGCTGCAGAGCCTGCCGAGCGAAGCCATCACGACGACCTACGGCGCCGACGGCATCCGCACGATCTACAGCTTCGCCGCCGACAGCGCCCGCGGCGCGCAGGCCTACCTGGTGCAGGAAATCGACATCAGCGACGGCCAGTACTGCACCGTGCGCGCCATCAATTACTCGCCCGACTACTACGCCGCCGACTACGAGGCGATTCCCGCCAAAGCCACCGTTATCAACTGATCCACCTCGACCCGAAAGACGCCATGCCAGCCCTCACCATTGCTGATCTCGAAAACGCCAAGCTCGATGTGGACCACATCGCCGCCATTGCAACCTCGACGGCGCCCACCGTCACCGACCGGCTGGGGCGCACCAAGCAGACGATTCAGGGCTCGTTGGGCGCCATTGATGACGCTGTGGATGATGTGGAGACTGCCCGCAACACCGCCATCAACGCCAGCATTCCCGCAGCGGTGGCGCTGGTCGATGCGGCCGTGGCCGCCACTGCAGCTGGCTCGGCATCAGCCAGCGCAGCGAAAGCCGAAGCCGCGCGCGATGCTGCTTATATCAATGCCGACGTGTACACCAGCACCTCCATCGCCCTGTCGGTCGGCGTGCTCGCCGTGCTGCTGGACGGAGGTGGGCCGGGCAACACCAACGGCACCTTTGCGCTTGCGTTTTCTGGTGGCGGTGGCACCGGTGCAGCGGGCACGTACACAGTGACCGGCGGGGTTGTCGTGGCGGCTGACATCACAAACCCCGGCACCGGCTACACATCGCCGCCCGCAGTCACATTTCCGGGTGCAGCAAGCCCTCCCACGGCGACGGCGGTTGTCGGCAACCGGGTTGCGCTGGGCCAGCAATTTCAGGTGGTCTCGGCCGATCTCCTGAGCTATCAGCGATACCGGCATGACGCGGGGCCTGTGGCTACCCCTGTTGGGCCGCCGATCCCGACGCTGCTTTACATTGCTTCTCGGCTTCTTGATGGTTTCAACCGCTCTGGGTACGCATGGGGCGTTATGGACGCGAACAATCGCCTGGCTGCATTCATTGATCTTGCGGGACGGTTTGGCACGCACGATCTGCCGAACCACGCAGGCTCCCTAATTCGGCTGAATAACTCGGTCACTGATTATCCCAGCCGCTCTGGGTACGCATGGGGCGTTGTTGACGCGAATGGGCGAATTGCCCTGGGTCTCGATCTTGCCGGTAACCTCGTCTTAAAAGGTGTCAACTTTGGCCCTATTCTTGACCCAGGCTTACCTGCGAGGCTTGTGGGGATTGAAAAATTCATCACCCCATCGGTAACAAGAATTGTTTGCGTAGGCGACTCACTCACTCAAGGGGCAGGCGGGACTCCATACTCGTCCCAATTGGCCACGCTGTCCGGCCGCACTGTCGTCAACCGCGGCTTGGGTGGTCAGGCCAGCGATCCGATCATTGCGCGACAAGGTGGTAACGGCGTGACAGTTACGGTGGCGGGCAACAGCATCCCTGCTTCCGGCCCTGTCAATGTGACAGGGCTCAGTATCAATCTGCTGAACAACGCAGGAGGATCAGGCTCCATTGCTGGAACGCTGTGCGGCGTTCCAGGAACGTTGTCTTGGACCACTGCAGGCGGGTATGTCTTTACCCGTACAGCAGCTGGCGCAGCCGTCGTGTGCTACCCCGGCTCTGTCTTCAGACCTACCCTGGGTGAGGACCCTTTTAGCTTGAATGTCTTCTGGCTGGGCAGGAATCAGTTTAACTATGCGCAAAGTGCTGGTGCGCTGGCCCTGCAGGCAGCCAACATCAAAGCAAATTACGCGGCGGCGATCTCTGTGCTCAAACCCGTTGACAAGAGATTCATCATTCTTGGTGTATCCAGCGGGTCTGACTCATTCGAGTTTGTCGGCACCGACAACCACACCGCAAAGCGCACCCTGGCGGCAGACTTGTCGAAGCTCTATCCCGATAACTTTATCGATATAGACACCGTGTTGGTCAACTCGGGCACGGGCGCTGGGCAAGACCTTACTGACTTTAGTAACGGGATTGTCCCGTCATCTTTGCGCAACGATTCTCAGCACCTGAACACAGCCGGATACCTGATCGTTGCACAAACTGTTCACAACCACATCACACAGAAAGGCTGGTAATCATGGCTCTAATGCTTAAAGCTGACGTTGCTTTCACAAACACGTCGATCCCGATCCTCTACCCGGATATAGCAATGACAGACAGTACCGTGGTGGCACTGGACGCCTTGGACCCTGCCTCATGGTTGTCTCAAGCTGCGCCATCGGTCAGCGACACTTGGGGCAACCTTGCTGGCGGTGCTGGCGCCACGTTTAACCCGGCGCCCGGCTGGTCAAACGGCTTCACGTTTGCCGGTGGGGGCAGCGGAGGCAGTATCAATTTACCCGCTGCTGCCAAAGTCGCAGCGAATCAGGTCACAGGATTCCTGGTGATTGTCTGGTTCAAGACCACGACGGTAGCGTCAGGGGTTCTGCAAGCCGTTGCCGGTTGCACATCGGGTACACCTGCCACATCTCAGTGGCTCTTTTACTTGGACGGCTCAAATCTCGTTTGTGCTGCAAACGGCGGAACAGCAACTCAAATTAACGCGAACGCCGCCAACACGGTATACCAAGTTGCTCTGGCTTACGACGGCGACGGTGCCGGAAACTTCTCCCGTAAGTCTTGGCGCAATGGGGTGCTAGCAGGTGCCGGTGCCAGTCAAGCGGCTGCAAGCATCTTGGTTCCACCGGGCTCGGCCAAGCTGGGGAAGGCTGACGGCATTAACGCGCTCCAGGGAACCGTCTACAGGTGTGTATTTGACACACTGACAGGTACAAAAGACCCTGCTGAGATTGTCGCGCGTGACTATGCGGCCAATGTTGGACGGTTCGTGTAATCAGGGGGGCGATCGTGTGGCAGCCAGCGCCAAGCCGTTTTCAGGCCACGCAATTTCGTTGTTCATACGAAAAAAGCCACCAGCTACAAATATCGCGCTGATGACCGCTCATTTATCTCGCCGCGCTTCAGGATGTTGGGCGCTGCGGTGGCCAGATTGTCGAAGTTGAAATCCACCTGACCCGAGAGCAGACCCAGTTGCGCGGGGTTGCCACCGTTGTACGGAATGTGTAC